AAGTGTTGATGTTTACGAAGGTGAAATGTTATCAAGTTTCCAAAGAGAAGGATTTATTGTTGATGCAGACGGAGTACTTAGAGTATTCCTTACAAACAACGAAGTAGATACAGATTCAATTGTTGTGTTTGTTGATGCAGAAGCAACTGATGATGCAAACGTATTTACAAGAGCAAATACTATTTACGGTGTTAAACCAACAGACAAAGTATTCTATCTTGAACCATATCTTGATGAAAAGTATTCTATTTACTTTGGTAAGAATCAATTTGGTTTACAACCTCAAGAGTTTGAAGATGTAAGAGTACGATATAGAATCTGTTCAGGAGCTGAGCCAAATGGTGCAGGTAAAGACAGTTCGTTTTCAGGATCTTTTATTGAAAATGCAACGATCTCTGCTTATACATTGTCTGCTGCGGCAGGTGGTGCTGAAAGAGAGTCAATGGAATCCATTCGATATTTTGCTCCTAAGGCATTACAGGTACAAGAACGAGCAGTCACATCGAAAGATTACGAAGTATTATTACAACAAGCATTCCCTGAGATATCCGCAGTGTCTGCATACGGTGGTGAACAGTTAGATCCACCTCAATTTGGTAGAGTTGCTGTTTCTGTTTATTTAAATGATGATACACAAATCATATCCTCTACTTTATCCAATTCTTATTTGGCTTATTTAAAAGAAAGAGCTCCACTAGGTATTGAACCAATCTTTAAACAAACCGAATTCGTTTATGGTGATATGGAAGTAATTGTAAATTACACCAAAAAGAATACAGAAAAAGGTGAAGCAGAATTAGAAACGTTGACAAGAGCTGCGATTCAAAAATATTCTGATGATAACCTTGAAGGATTTAATAAAACTTTAAGACGATCTAAACTATCAGGTATTATTGATGCATTAGATGCAGGAATATTAAGTAGTGAGATTACAGTATCGCCTGTCATTGAATATTCACCACCACTTAATTTTAATACAAATCCAACATTCAGATTTGAAACGCCGTTAGTAAGACCTTATATTTACAATGCGGCAAATGGTTTCACAAACTTTAAACCTGCTGTTAAATCAACACCGTTTGATATAAATGGTACTTGTGTATATTTCCAAGATGATGGCTTAGGTAATATTATGATCATTACTGATGAAGTAACAAACCCGCAGATTATTAATCCAACTGCAGGTACAATTGATTATGATAAAGGTGAAGTGAAACTAACAAACTTTAAGGTAGAAACATTCACAGGCAGTGCGATTAAAGTAACTGCGAAAACTGTAGATAACGATGTTGTTGCTCCAAAAGGTCGCGTGTTTATATTAAGAGATACAGACGTTAAAGTAGTATTGGCTTTGGATGAGTTCATAGCTCCGGTGTCTGTTAACTCAACAAGTTATTAATAAGAGAAGAGAATTATGCCTCAGGGTGATATACAAAAAAATCTGTCGCTTTTCATTAAGAATCAGTTCCCTGCTATTTACAGGGAAGATGGACCTGAGCTTGTTAAATTAGTCGAAGAGTATTATAGGTGGTCTGAAACTCAAGAGAATCAGCATATCTATCAAGCAAGACGTTTATTTGAAACGAGAGATATTGATACTACAATGAATAGTATGATTATACTATTTAAGAAAAAGTTTCTTGCTGATCTTCCACTTAAAGCAGATCTTGTTAAATTTATTGTTAAAAATATACTTGACTTATATCGAGCAAAAGGTACTGCCCGAGGTATAGAATTATTCTTTGCTATATTCTATCAAGAGTTTGAAATTGAAATTGTGTATCCCGCTGAAAAGATGCAAAAGGTATCTGACTCTACATGGAAGCAAGGTACTTATTTACAGATGTTTCCAAACAATAATTTCTTTACCTCAAAAACTGGAAAGGAATATGAGTATCTTGATTTATTAGCTCGTAACATTGAAGGTTCGGTAACTGGCGCAAAGGCATCGGTAAGATCAATTAACTTCTTTATTCTAAACGGTATTAAAACACCTGTCATATATCTTGATGGTATTCAAGGTACATTTAACAAGTATGAAGATATTCTTTGTAACATAAACGGTGAAGTGGTACAGTTTGGTAAAACAAATGGATCTCTTTCAAAGTTTACTATTGTTGATAGATCAGATGTAGGAGCAAGAAGAAAGAATCTCGCAGGTAGAGAAATTGGTGAAGTTCTTAATGTACTTCAGAAAGATGGTAATGCAGGTAAAGCAATTGTCACAGCAGTTACAGATACAGCATCAGGTCAAATTAAATACGATTTAGAAGATGGTGGTTATGGGTATACGATTGACAATACAAGATTACTTGTTTCAGACCAATCTATTATTCTTGATAACAGTGAGAATGGTTTTAATCAAGAATTTGTTATAGGTGAAACATTACAAGATACGGCAGGTCGTACTGGTATTATTATTGGACAAAATTTATCTTCAATAGGAATTAAACTTGACGCGGCATACGCTGCGGATGGATTCACAAACAATGTTGCACTAACAACAGTCAGGCCAAATATTCTCGTTGGCGGCGTGTCTACTCCTGTACCTCAAATAACAATTGACTTATCTCTTACAGCAAATCAATTAGTATCAGTAAATGGTTCTTCTCCAGGTCCTCTTTATCCTGATACGTTAAGTGTAAACGATGTAAAAGTTTCATCATTAAACGATACATCTATTGCTTCAATTATTACTGACGTCATATCGCCATTCTTACCAATACAATTACATCTAACTGATATTGGTCCAGCTGTGACTGGTGATGCAAACGTAAGTGATTATAATAGTGGCGCAACTAATATGACGGGCACCACTGTTGCTCCAAATATTTACACAGTATTATCAGACGCATTTGATATTCAAGATTTAACAATTGGTTCTATTGTAGGATTTGATAATATTAATCCTGGTTCCGATTATCAGAGTGATGTATTTGCGATTGCCCAAGATTCATTACTTAAAAATGTAGATCGTAAGAATCAAGTTGTTTTATTTGCTGATGCTGGTGATGCAGGTTCGTTCTCTGTGAAAGATAGAATACGAGGTGTAACTTCTGGTATAAATGGTGTCGTAACAGATGTTAATCAACAAGATGGATTTATTACGATTACTCCATTTAATATTAATGGATTAAATAAAAACGAAAACATTGCATTTGAGAATTCACCAAGCCAGGTAAAAAATGTTTTAAGTATCGCAACTGATTTCCTAGGAACTGCAAGATTTGGTGACAACGCAGTGATTAAATCAGAAACAGAATTTGCGGTAGGGAAAATTTCAGAAGTAAATATATTAAATTCTGGTTTTGGTTATTGGGAATACGAAGTAGACGAATCACAGGTTACTGATTTCGCAAATGGTTTAGGTGAATTAAGAACAGCCAATAATGAATTCGTTTCTCACGGTATTATTAAAGCAGATACTCAAGGTGTAACAAGTGGATATTGGGCAGGAACTAATTCTCACTTAAGTGGTTGGAAACAAAATAGTGTAACAACAACAAAAACAAATTTACCCGGTGCATCTTTACCTTTAATAGTTGGTCAAATATCTATAGGAATTGATCCAACAGTATCCTATCCAACTTTAGCTCCTGCGTTCGAAGCTTGGTTTAGTAGTACTGCTTCAGATGGATACGCAATATATGATTTAAGTAAACAAGGTATGGCAATCTCAGCCGCAACTGGAATATGGTTGACGCAGCTAAGATCTAGAAGTGCAGCTGCAAGTATTACGGCAAGATGGAATGATATTGTTGTTCCTTCAATGAAAGAACAGGCTTGGTACAATACACAGGAAAACCTTGTTTGGGAATTTGATGCGGACGTTAATGTATACGACCAAGAATATTTAGATTCAGGACAAAGAATACAAGATAGTGATTTCTATCAAGAGTATTCATATCAAATTAAATCAAGCTTACCTATACAGAATTATGAAAAGCTATTAAAAGAAAATGTTCACTTGGCAGGTTCAAAACTGTTTGGTGACTTTATATTTAAGGCAAAGGTAGGCGGAACAATTAAACCGAGATTCTTACGAAGATTCAACGACCAAGGTGGTGGTTCTCCGTTTGATGTTGCTGATATAACAGAGCTGAATGCAGGTACTACTAACTTTACTGCTGACAATACAGGTGTATCAGCCGACCATGAACCTGGTGGAGCTGGTGGATTAACCTTAGTTCAAGGTAACGTTGCTGATCTAACAATTACAAAGAATTGGTATCAAGGTTTCCATGATTACAGCGTAACGGCAGCTATACCATCAGGATCAGGACCATTCCCAGTTGCTATTTTATTACATGGCAATGGTGGATCAGGTTCACAAATGATAACACAATTCTCGAGTGAATTGCCAGGACATATATGTATTGGAGTTGACGGCTATGCAAATAGTTGGAACGTTTCAAATGAAACTTCAAACGGTCCTGACATTGTAATGTTGGAAGAACTTATTAATAAGCTGAAACTATATAAAAACGTTGATAATACTAAGATTCGTATTGTAGGTGTATCAAATGGTGGCGGCCTTGCATTAAGAGCCGCTGTTGAAATTGACGATCTTGCTGTTGATACAATTGTCTGTATGATATCACAAACACACGATTTCCAATACAGAAATAGCGCGTTCTGGTATCCATTAAATGATTTATATACAGGTGATGAATGGCCACAAGATGGTTATACAACGCAGAAGACCCCAATACCACAACGAAGAATTGTTCAAATGAACGGAAGAGCAGATACTGTTGTTCCTTATGCAGGCGGACCATTCGTAGGAGTTAACTTCTTGCCTGCCACGGAGTCTGCATTTAGGTTCGCCCAGGCACAAGGCTATACAGGACTTGAATTAACAACAGGGCCTCTGTATGGCGCAACAAGTAGAATTTATGATTATGGAAATGTAATATTCTTCCGTGAAGATGTTGCTCATATTATCTCGGATGATATGAAACACTTGCTCGGCCAGTACTTAGAAAACAATTATGATATTGTGACTCAGCCATCAGCGGCTGCATTACTTTTAGCACCAGGTGACATGTCCATTAGTGATACAACTGGTTCTTACCCAAGCACAACAACTATAACGGTAACATAATATGCCAACAATAACTATTACATCAGATGGTGACCCGTATCCAGCTAAGGCAGGAAGATCACCATTAACGAACGATGGTTCAACTGCGCGAACTGGTTATGTTAACACTATATCTGAGCAATCTCATAATTTTGCATTTGAATATAGAGGTGGAACAAATACTTCGAATCCACAAACTACAACTTTAGGATCAATGGGTGTTGCGAATAACGGAGTAGTACTTTTTAATCCTAGCGCAGCGCCAGGTGCATTGCCTGGAGGAAGTGTTGTTCCAAATGCTGGGTGGACTTTTGATGCTGTGTTTAACGAAGCTTCTTATCTTGTAGATGCGTGCGGAGGTCATCCCCAAAACACTGGAGAATATCATTACCACGCTGGTTCGTTTTTGATAAATTGTTGGGATTCCAAACTTTCAGGCGGAACCCCCTATTATAATGATACAGATTTTGGTGGTGATAAATTTAGACATACTGATGGTCACAGCAAAGTACTAGGTTGGTGTTTTGACGGATATCCCTTATATGGCCCGTATGGATATCAAAATCCTAGCGTAGCAAATACGCCAATACAAATGTTAAGTAGCTGGAGAACATTAGCAGCCGAAGGTAGTAATAGAGGATTTACATATTCAGAAATCCCAGCTGGAAGTTTTGTTCAAGACAATGAATACGTTGTCGGTTTAGGAACATTAGATCAATACAATGGCAGATTTTGTATTACTCCAGATTACCCAAGCGGCACATACGCATACTTTTTAACATTTGCCAGCGGCGATTTTAATACTCCAGCATTTCCTTACATGTTTGGATTACAAACTAAAGAGCAGCGAGATGTTACAGGTGCTTGATATAAATATAACCATAACTATAGAGAATTTTAGGAAAACAAAATGTCTAAACAAATAATTAATATCGGTGCATCCGCTAACGACGGTACAGGTGATCCGTTACGAAATGCATTCGACAAAGCCAACGATAATTTTAATGAGCTTTATCTTGCGTTAGGAGATGCAAATAATCCAGTGGATCTATTTGATATTAACGGCAATTTAGACTTGTTAGGTAAACCACATAAAGTGTCATTCTTATATGACACAAAACTAGAACTCGATAATATTAATGCAGGTACATATCATGGTTCTATAGGCCATGCACATGACACAGGTTCATTGTATTACGCTCATGGAACTTGGAGAAGATTACTTTCTGATACTTCAGCAGGCGCAATTCTCAATTATGTAGATCCTCTTAATGCATTTGTTTATAAAACAAACATTATCGGTACTGAAACTAACGGTTACGTTTTAAGTACAAGCGCAAACGGTTCTTACAGTTGGGTTGAAGGCGGTGGAAGTTCATACACTAACGCAAATGTTGATACTCATTTAAATACCGGTTCAGCAAGTACTAACGAAGTATTAAGTTGGAACGGTTCAGATTATGACTGGGTAGCACAATCAGGTGGCGGTGGCGGATCATATACTGATTCCGATGTATCTGCACACCTTAATACATCTTCCGCTTCCGCAGATCAAATCTTAAGTTGGACAGGTTCTGACTTTGCTTGGGTTGCAGACGGCGTTAATCCAAGTGATATTTCTGCACACCTTAATACAAGTAGTGCATCTGCAGATCAAATCTTAAGTTGGACAGGTTCTGACTTTGCTTGGGTTGATGATGCTACTGGTGGCGGTGGTACTGCTATTACTATACAAGACGAAGGTTCATCATTAGCAACAGCGGCTACAACTATTAACTTTGTAGGCTCAGGTGTTGTAGCGTCAGGCTCAGGTGCAACTAAAACAATTACAATTAGCGGTGGCGGTGGCGGCTCAGTTGCTATGACTGACGTTACTGACACAACAATTACAAGCCCACAATCTGATGATATTTTAAAATTCTTTGGTAGTGATAATACTTGGAGAAATGTACCGTTCACTCCAACTTATTTAGACATTAGTGAACAGCCGGCCGGTATTTTAGATAAAGCACCATTTGAAAATACTTTCCAAAATGCTACAACAGTATTAAAGGTTACTAATAATGGTTCTTCTTCATATCGTTTTGACCAATATGGAACAACCGATAACCCAACAATTTATGTAAAGGCAGGAACGACAGTTGGATTTGATTTAACTGGTGCAGGTGGTGTAACTCACCCATTCGTAATTCAAACTTCGGGTGGTGCAGATTACAATGAGGGTCTAGTAGCACTTGATTCAGGAATCTATTACGAAGGTTCAGC